GCCAGTTGTTACACCTATTAACCCAGTAAAATAATGGCTTGTTGCAGTTGTCAATTTATAACACAAACAGATTTTTATGGCATCGTCCCACTTTCAAGAAATATTGAGAGCGAGGACATTGAAATTGCTATTAAGAACACACAAATAACATATATTAATCAATTGCTTTGTCAAGATTTATTCGATGAGTTATGCCAACAAATAACAGACGAAGACATAAGCGTTGCAAATGAGGAACTATTGTGCTATTTAAGAAAAGTGCATGTTTGTTATGCGTTTGGAGACTTTTTGTTTTTCCATCCAGTGCAAGTTACAAAGGAAAGCGTTGTCAGAAAAGTAACTGACGAAAGCGAATTTGTGGACTTTGACACCAACGAAAAGCAAGCAAGTTACTGGAGACAGATTGCTAAAAATTATGCAAGGGAAATGTTCGAATGGCTAAAGCTAAACGAAAATTTGAATCCATTATACGACCAAGCATCGTGCAATAACTGCGATAATACTAAAAACTTAGAAAACTGGAGCATATCATAATGTTAACAATCTATCAAAATACAACGAGCGAAATAAGTATATCATTGCCAAGCGTACATGATTACTATTTATTCGTGTTTATTAAAGATGGTATAATTGAAAAAAGCATATACGAAACAATCCCATGCGATGACTTTTGTTTTGTTTTAATTGAAGACATTGAGTTGGGTATTTGGGATGTTAATATTTTTGGACAAGCAAGCCCAACTAATTTAGACCCGAGTTTAGCAACGTTCCTTTATGACAATGACGTTGAAGTAAAGGTCAATTATAGTGATTATATAGTTACCCAAAAATGCGATTTTATCGTAACTGAGGACAATGATTTTTTAATGACAGAGTGGTAGTTATTGACGCAAATATCGACACAAAAGTAACTCTATTTTTAGAGGAATCATTTAGCTTTTATTTATTCCAATTTACAAGGAATAATGGATGCGATGAGTTTATTGATGTATTTACTGCGGTCGAATGCGATTTTTATTCATTCATTGTGAATGTGGATTTACCAACTGGGTTTTGGAGTTTGAAAGTTTATGGACAAAGCGATTATTCGAACTTAAATCCCGCAAATGCAACTTTAGTATTTGAGGACATGGCCAGAATAATTAATGCAGCAGATGAGTGTTTATTATGAGAAATTGGATTGTTAAAAGTTTAGATGTTATTATTATTTATTTAGTTACCTATTTCTCTCCGACATTCTCGGTTTTGATGGGAATCAGCTTTCTGGTGCTAATTGATTTTATCACTGGTATGGTTGCCGCTCATAAAAGAGGCGAAGCGATTACAAGTCGTAAAATGAGGCCAACCATTACCAAAGGAATGGGCTACATGTTAGCAATCTTAGCAGGACATATTTTCCAAAGACATTTTTTGCCAACTATTGAGGTCATGAAGATTGTTTCTGGCTTAATTGCGTTTATCGAGTTAAAGTCTTTGGACGAAAACCTAAAGGACATGACTGGCAAAAGCCTATTCAAGCAATTTTTTAAAGAGGGCAAATAATGAATTTAGCAAAACTGAAAGGGCATGTGCCAGATTCGGTTATTGCTCAAATTCCATTTATCGTAAGTAATTACAAAGTAAATACATTGCTAAGGCTTTCGCATTTTTTGGCTCAGTGTGGACATGAATCGGCCAATTTTAGAGCATTCAAAGAAAATCTAAACTATTCCGCTGAGGGATTAAACAAAACATTCAAAAAATACTTTCCGACTTTAGACTCTGCCAAAGATTATGCAAGGCAACCAGAGAGAATTGCGTCAAAGGTTTACGCCAATAGGATGGGCAATGGAAATGAAGCGTCCAAAGATGGGTTTAAATATTTAGGCAGAGGATTTATTCAGCTAACTGGCAAGGCTAATTATATTGAATTTGATAAAAGCGTTTCCGAAGATATATTGACCAATCCAGAATTGGTCGCAACCAAATATCCATTGGCATCGGCCGCATGGTTCTGGAATAAAAATGGATTGAATGAAATTGCAGACAAAGGCGCAACAGATGCGGTTGTAAAATCAATCACTAAGCGTGTTAATGGCGGGACAATTGGTCTCGAAGATAGGATTCAGCATTTCAATGAGTTCTATTCGTTACTTGGCTAATTTGTTGTTGTTAAAATAATTGCTAATTTGCACAAAATTAGAACCTAAAGACATGAAATACGAAAAATTTATTGTTGCTAACCTCGATTCATTCGAGAAACTTGGCCGAAATCAAACACATTTTGCTCAACTATTAAAGGAAAGTTATCCAAAAGAACTTGGGACAACTGGATTGGAGGGAATCAGAGCAGGCATAAAAGCATTTTTTAGAGATAATCCATTGCCAAAGATTGAGCAACCAATTGAAAAAGCAAAAGACATTGGCGTTGTCATTCAAGAAGACCGCAAAAACAAAGCATTGGCGGCTCAACTAAATGACGTTAAAAAGAAAAACGAATATTTGCTGAGTAAATTAGAAGCGACCGAGCAGGCCTATGACGATTTATTAGCTATTAAAGAAAAGAGCGACACTCTGGAAATCAAATTTGAAAAGTCAAGCGGTCAAAAAAACATGGGAACGCCAATCATTTCTTTGTCTGACTGGCATATAGAAGAGAACGTGAGACGTGGGCAAGTCAATGGATTTAACGAATACAATTTGAAGATTGCAGAAAAGCGCTCGATAGCTATATTCCAGAACATTGTCAAGTTAATTGACAAAGAAAGCAAAGACGTTCACATTAAAGACGTTGTGGTTTGGTTGGGTGGCGATTTTATATCTGGTTACATTCATGACGAGTTGGTTGAGTCAAATAACCTATCGCCATTGCAAGCAATACGAATGGCAAAGCAATTAATTATGAATGGCTTTGAGTTTTTATTAAAAAACACAAAAGTCAACTTAATCATTCCATGTTCGGTTGGTAATCATGGCAGGAATACAAAGAAGATGCACATTTCAACGAGTTCGGCAACCAATTATGAATTTATGATGTATTCGGATTTAAAAGATTTATTCAGAAACGAAAAGCGAATGACATTTCACATGCCAGAGTCGGACGATTGTTATGTCAAAGTTCTGGGCAAAACGATTAGGTTTTTTCATGGCGAGGCGGTCAAATATGGGGGCGGCATTGGCGGGTTGACAATTCCTTTGATTAAATATTTGTTAAGAAAAGATGAGCAAAGAAAAGCCGATTTCACTTGTTTAGGCCATTTCCATCAATTATTTTATCCGACAACAAGCTGCTGCGTCAATGGGTCATTAATTGGCTTGTCTCCTTATGGACACAAGGCGGGATTTAAACCAGAAAAGCCTGCGCAAGCGTTTACATTGTTAGACGAAAAAAGAGGAATTTCAGTTAAAATTCCGATATTTGCAGAATGAGCAAGAAACCAGAGAAACCAGAGAATCCGATTGACGAGGAAGTCGAAGACATGGCAGATGAGGACATCTATAAGGAATTATATTTCTTAAAAGAGTTTCTTTGGGAAGTTGAAGAGAACACATTGCTATATTTTCCAAACAAAAAAGTTGAATGGCAAACCGAGTTAATAAAGTTAATCGACCAAAGATTAAAATGGTTAAACTTTGAAGATGAGGATTGTTAAAAATAAAAAAAATGAGAATAACAATAATATTTTTAGCAATAATTTTAGCAAGTTGCGGAGTCAAGAAACAATCGACAAGCGTTGAGACCGAGACAAAGAGCGAAGTTAAGATTGAGACAAAGAGCGAGGTCACAGAGGTTGTCAACGATTCGTCTGTTGTTGTTATATTGGAGACTATTGACTATGAAGTTCACATCGATACGATGGGGCAAATTCAGTCTGCGCCAAAGAAGTTAACCAGACAAATAATTCACAAGCGCAAATTAGCCGTTGTGAGACACGAAGAGGTTAAGACGAAACAAGTAGTGGTTGAGCAAAAGAAAGTCGAGCAGAAATCAAAGCAAGTGGTTAAGGAGAGCGGGACATGGTCTCTCTGGTTATTCGGTTTAATTATATTAGTGGCCATTGTGTTATATATAATGTCTAAAATTCGGGTTTTTTAGTTTAGGTTCATAGTTTGGAAAGGCCACGCAGAAATGTGTGGCTTTTTTTTTGCTTTAAAAAGTGGCTTTAAATAGTTAAAATCGCAGATTATGAAAAAAAGATTAAAAAAAAATAAAAAAAGTTTTGTTTTTTAAATAGTTAAAACGATATTTGAATATCGAATCAAACGAAAACCTTTAAAAACTAAAAATTATGAACATTCAAAACGCATCAATCGGGTTAGAAGTAGTGAGAGCCAAAGGCGATTACGTTGTTGGTAGAGTTGGTATTATTGAAGAGATTGACACAGAAAAAAACAGAGTTAAAGTAAGTTGGGGAACTTGGGTATCAATTTCTGTTGTAGAGCCTACATCAATACCTTATGAAATTATAGATGGATATATGCAAAAAAATTTAACTTGGATAAATCCAAAATATAAAACATTATAAAAACAAAAAGGGGCGCAGCATCCATCACTGCATAAAATTTAAAAACAAAAATCATGAACAAGCTAAAAACAAAAAACACAAATTTATCGATTGAGGAAATTGACGAGGCCTTGTTGGGTTTCGCAGTTTTGATTCTTTTATTCGGGTCATTTCTTGGCCTTTTATTTTATTTCTTATCGTAATGGGCGCAACTAAACAAACGAAGACACTGGCGAGTTTGCCAGTGAATTCAGAGTGTGAAATTGTTTACATTACTACTGACGGCTCAAATTACATTGTTAATGGTTATTACACCACAGACGAAAACGAAGTTGAAAGCTATCTGTTAATCACAGAAAATGAGTTGGACAAATATTTGGCAGAATTTTATAGCATTGAAGAGGTTAACACCAACACAAAAAATGGCAAATATTTAGTCATGACAGATGGCGAGGGCGAGAATGCGACATTCATTCCATTCAACCAATTCATTGAGGAGAATAAATATGATTTGTTTTACAATTTAATTAAGGAAAAAAGTGGTAAACTTTAAATTAAAAGGCAAAATCGAAGCCAAAGAAAATGGAGTCGATTACATGATTAAGCAATTCGGAAACGAAGTTTTGGTTTACGCCTTTGACGGCAAAGAACATGCAGTCGAATGCAATTTTATTGAATTGAGAGAGGCCATGAAATATGTCAGAGAGCATGCAAGAAAAAAAGCGGGCGACATTTCGAGAACTTACAACCAGACAATCATTGGCAAAATGAAACTTGGCGAGAACTATTCGGTAAGTGAAATCGAAATCAAAAACCAACGCTCTCTGGTGTCTTATTACAGAAAAACAAGAAACAGAGACTTTGAATTTGAGGTTTATTATGATAATGGCAAACACTTTAAAATCACACGCATAAAATGATAGCAACAAATATTGACGCATTTGCGCAAGTATTAAGCAAACAAGGTTTTGTCTTAATAGAACGAATCGAAGAGCCATTCATGGCGCATTTTATCAAAGACGAGTTTGAAATTAAATTGAACTGGGAGACATTTACAATGCCAAATTGTTATGCGCCTCTCTATTATCCAGACTCAGCAGACCAAGCAATGACCCTGCTCGCATGTCATGGCATTATCAAACTGCCAATCAATTACAAAAGCGATGCGGACAAATTGCATCTAATTGAAAAATGTGGCTCATTAGTTAATCAATCTTTAATCAATCAAATAATCAAATCATGAAGTTAATCCATACCTATCCACACAGACAAGAAGAGGACGGATGTCCAAAGACAGAAGTTGTTTTCGTTCAATCCACAATTGGCACAAAGCCAGAGGATGCAAATATCAGTTTAGAACGTTGGGCGAAACACATTCGGGCGCAACTGGAAATGACTGAGAAAAAAGTCATCAAATTAGAACTGCGAGACCACTACGAATTGTTTAAAAATATTCGCTAAAAAATTTGATTAAATACTTTAAATGTTTAAATTTACAAATCACTTAAAAACCTAAAAAAATGTCAGAACTTATCAAAATTCAATCGGAATTAAAAGCACCGAAAAATCAGTTTAATGCCTTTGGCAAATACAAGTATCGCAATTGCGAGGATATACTTGAAGCGCTAAAACCTTATCTTTTAAAGTATGGTTGCATGCTAACTATTTCAGACCAAATCAAAGAGGCGGGCGGATTAATTTATTGCGAGTCAATTGTCCAACTTACTTTGCCAACTGGTATTGTTGTAACAACAACTGGTTGCGCAGGCATTGACCCAAACCGCAAAGGCATGGACATTGCGCAGTCATTTGGTTCGTCATCGAGTTACGCTCGAAAATATGCGCTTTCTGGAATGTTTGCTCTGGACGATACAAAAGATAGTGACGCAACAAACACACATGGCAAAGCGCCAGAAACAAAGCCTAAAAAAATTGCATTGGTTAAAGGTTCGGCGGCATGGAAACAGATTATCGAAAAATTATCTAAAAATGAAATCACAATTTTAGACGTTGAGGCTAAATGCGACATCACTGAAGAGCAAAGAGAAATGTTAATGGACGAAGCTATATGAGGCCATTTAAAATAAGATGCTCACAGATTTCCAAAATCATGGGCAAAGCAAAAAAAGAGGGCGAGTTGTCTGCGACATGCAAAACATATTTGCATGAATGGTATGCGGATGACCATGAGGAAATACATTCTAAATACACTGAGAAAGGCAAGGCCGTTGAGGCCGAAGCCATCCAGTTTATGGCCGAGCAACTTGGCTTTCCTTTTGCTGAAAAAAACATCGATATATTTTCGAACGATTATATTATCGGAGAGCCAGACGTTTTGCCGACAGAAGACATTTGCGTGGACATAAAGTGTCCATTTAACCGCAAAACATTTTTAGACAATGTATCTGGAATAAATGAAGATTATGTTTGGCAGGGTCGAGGCTATTTACAAATCACTGGGCGCAAGCAATTTATTTTATTCTATGCGCTTATGAACACGCCAGAGGATGTTAACTATGGCAAGGCCGTAAGTTATGACCATTTACCTGCAAACCAACGTTGGCTCGCATACACGATTGACCACTCAGACGAAATCATTGAGCAGATTTATGCTAAAGTCATCCAGTGCAGAGAATATTTGGCAAACTATCACGAACAAGTAACTAAAACAATTGGTAAAATAAACTAAAAATCATGGACAATAAAGACAAGTTAATTGAATTACTAAAAGACACAATTGAAGACTACAGAAGACTGGTTGTAAAGTACAAAGAGTCTGAGCAAATTAGGGATAGATTAATTGAGAATCAAAAAAAGCAAATAGCTAATCAATTAGAAATGATTAATTTATTAGCGGATGGACTTAAATAAAATTAATATTAAAATTCGAAACAAACGAATTGAACTCGGCTATAATTCAGCCGAGCAATTCGCTTTCGAGAACAAATTAAATCGCAGCACATACCAGAGAGTTGAGCAAGGTAAAAACATGACTCTCGGCACACTGGTTAAAATTGCGGAGGCTTTAAAAATAGATTTAAAAGAATTGTTATGAAAAAATCAATAGAATTTTTTGCCGAATTATTGTGGTTTATTTCGGTTTTAGCTTTTGTGTTTATTATTTTACCAATGATTGCAGGCATTATTTTAAGTTTATTTATATGAAAGCTAAATACATTGGTAAAATTGAAGACGGCCGTCTGAGAATTTTAAACAAAAGCATGTTTGACGCTCACATTGAGTCATTAAACGGCAAAGAAGTTTCTATTATCTTAGATAAAAACACAAAGAAACGTTCAAACAACCAGAATGCTTATTATCATGGCGTTGTTTTACCGATAGTTAAGGCGGGATTGATTGACGCAGGCTTTGAAAACTATCGAAACAATGAGCAAGTTCACGATTTGTTGAAGTTTAGATTCCTAAAGACTAACGAATCAAACACAGATGGCGAGTTTATAGAGAGAATCAAAAGCACCAGTGAACTATCGACAAGTCAATTTATGGATTTCATTGCAGAGGTGCAGCAATGGGCAACCGAATTTTTAAACGTTTACATCCCAGAACCAAACGAAAACTTAGAACTAAATTTATGATAGCATTATTTGAGGAGTTAACCTATCAAATCACAGACAATGAGAAGCGATGCGCTAAATTCATTGAGGCAGTATTAAGAAAAACTAATAAATTTTACACTAACAAGCAATTGAGGAAACTAATCTTTGAGCGCTCTGGTAATGACACCGAGTTTGATTTGGCCGACTCCAGAATCCGAGTGATAATGAACTATTTGAGACGCACAACTGCTCCGAACATTATTGCATCGTCTAACGGCTACAAAATAACCGAAGACATTGACGAACTCAATAAGTATTTGGAGTCATTATATGACCGCATTGACGCAATTAAAGTAATCGCAGACCAAACATCCTTTTATGTTAAGCAATATGGAGCGCAACGCTAAAATAATAGAGTCTTTGATTGCTGAGAATAATAGCGTCAAAATAACTGCGGCCAAATTTAATGTGCAAAGGTCGTTTGTTATTCGTTTAGCTGCATACTATTATGGCATGGGCAACAAGGCGCTTGTCTCAGTTAAACACGATGACATTGACCAATCAGTTTATTTAAAAAAATACGAGGCCAGAAACCTTGTTATTTGTAATTTGTAAAATTTATAATATATTTGAGCATGAAAATAGACATTTCCAAATTGATTAGCTTTAGCGAGTATGCTAAAAAGAATAGCAAAACAACCCAGTGGACATATCATATGGCTAAGACTGGCAAAATAAAAGTTTTAAAAATATCTGGCATTAATTTCGTTTTGTTGGATTAAATATCGATATTTGAGTTGTGAATTTTTATATTTTTAGCGGGATATAAAAATTTGATTATTTTAATTAATCGCCCAGAAGATTTCCGCTAAAATCCGATGGGCGTTTTTTTTTATATGAGTATAGGTTGGATTAAAGTTCACAGAAAATTAAAGGAGCATTGGATATGGTCAGACCCTATTAAGTTCCAGTGGTGGTTAATTATGCTTTTAGAGGTTAACCATAAGCCAAACAAAATCAATCTGGGTTTTTCCCTTTATGAAGTCAAAAGAGGCCAATCCGCAAGGAGTTTGCGCACATGGTCTGACTTGTTTAATAGCAATACAAAATCAGTTTCTTTGTTTTTTTCTATGCTTGAAAAGGATGGCATGATTACCAAAGAGATTATTGGAAAAGGGAAACAAAGCACAACCCTTATAAACATTACAAAATATGAGTGTTACCAAGGTAGTGACGAAACGCAAGAGACTACGCAAGAGCATACGCAAGGGAAACGCAATCGACTACGTGATAGGGATACAAACAATAATGATAAGAATATTAATAATGATAATAATGAAAAGAAGAGTTCCAATTCTAACGAATTGACGCCCACTAAAAAACATTCATTTGAAAACTCTATTTATTTTGAAAAAAAAATATTTAAAGAGGCGTTCCCAGATTGGGAACGTGAAAAACTTGCTAAGTATTATGAAAGCGCTTTACTATATTCGCAGTCCAAAGGAGTTAAATATCTAAACTGGGCGGCTGCCATAAAAAATTGGGAAAAAAGGGACAATCAAACTATAAAAAATGGAAAATCAGAATTTGAAAAGAACAGAAATGCAGTCGAGCAACGCATTAGACAAGCCGACCAGTACATTGCCGAAGTTGTATTCGGGAACGATAAAAGAATTAATAACGAGCAGTCCGACTCCATTGGCATCGATTAGAAAAGAGCAGGGCGATGGCTTTGTCTCAAAGGTAATTGAACGCACAATCGATGGTTTAATCGTTTCTTTGAATGTTTCTAAGAACATGAGCGAAAGCCAAATTGCTGAAGCGGCGCAAATGATTTATTCTGAATATTACTATTGGTCTGTGCAACACATCATCATGGCGTTTAACAACTTTAAAATGGGAAAATACCCAGAAATTGAGTTGTTTCATTCATTTGACATTACGACTATTTTTAAAATTTTGCATAGATTTGAAAACGATTTAAAAAAGGCAAAGGAGCAAGTTGAGTCAGAGGCTATTCAAGAAAAATATAAGAAGTGGGAGCAAAGCTATCTGGAAAACAAGCCATCGGACGAAATAATTGAGCAAGTTAAGGCAATAACTACAAAAATAATGGACAAAAAAGAATATAAGAAAGCACCAGAGCCGAAAGAATGGTCGAGAACACGTGAATTGCTTGCCGAGTTTGACGAACTATGGCGAAGTGAGCCAAGTAGTGGTGCGGTGCGAGTTATTAGCGTAGAGGGGCGCAAATTGACTCAGTCTGAATATTTAGTTTATAGAGTAAACAAAGAAAATGGCGAATCCTAAATACTACGAATTGATTTGTCAAATGGGTCATGTGATTAAACATATTAAAATTATGGCCACTCACGATGACTGGAACCAATACGATAGGCGAATTAAACGAGAGTTATTTGGCAAGGGCAAAGAGACTCCATTTAAAATTTTAAATAGCAAAATAATTAACCAAAATTTAGGACTATGAGTATAATTTTTATTATTTTAGCATCAATGTGCAACGCTTTGATGGACACATTGTCAACCAGATACGATGTTTCCATATTTAGAAACTTTAAAAACCAACAATTCTGGGATTGGCGAATCAGTTGGCGCAACAAATGGAAAAATGGAGACATTCGCAACGGCGAAAGTTTCTTTTTGTCAAGCACTATGCTTTCGGCTTTGACAGATGGTTGGCATTTGGCTAAAGGATTAATGCTTGGCTTTATATCTTTAGCCGTTGTGATGTACGTTCCAACGTACGGCATTCTGGACGCTTGTATCTTTTGCATTGTTTGGGGAATTACATTTGAGTTTAGTTATAACAAACTATTTAGAGCATGAGCGATATTAATCCAGACTATTATAAAAAAGGCGATAAGCAAGTATTTGAAATGATGCTTGACATCTGGGGCGTTGAGAAATACATTGCCTTTTGCGAAATGAACGCCTTTAAATACAGAATGAGACTTGGAGACAAACCAGACCAACCAGTCGAAAAAGATTTGGCCAAAGCTAAATGGTATGAAACAATGGCTAAGAAGCTGAGAGCAGAGAACAAAAAAGAAGTGGTAACATTTACCACAACACCAAATCCGACATTCACAACAATTCAAACGCCTACATTTACAAGCGCACAAAGACCAGTTATTGGCGGACTGAGTCCATTCGATTTTTAAACTATAAAACTATGATAAAAGCAATATTAAATCTGTTTAAACCTAAAGTAAAGTTGCCAACAAACAATCCAGAGTTTAAAAAAGCTGAATGGGCATTTCAATTTAACAACGATGAGCCAGTGTTATTAGCAAACGCAGAAAAAGACCAAAATAAATTAGTAATTAAAATTGGTATAAAACAAAATTCTGTTTTAACTTTTAAGGATGGCAAAGGAAATGAATTTAAAATATTTGCAAGGGAGCGAATAGACAATTTTACATTTGGCCAAAAAACTATTTAACAAATTGCATAGGTGGATTTAACACAAGCCAATAAAAATAAATATCACAAAGGCTTTAAAGTCCAGTTTTTTAACGATTTAACTGGACAAAGTGCATGAAACTTTACTAAAACATTTAACAAGCACCAAAAAAACAATTAACAAATTAATAACTTAAACGACAAACAAAAGGGAAATGAAAACATTTAACACTAAAAGTAAAACAAGTCTAATGACAAGTCCATTATTAATATCAGAACAAAATGTTGTTTTTTTAAAAAATAATGGGACAAAAG